TCCGATGAAGAGATGCATAGCACCTTACGTTCCTGGACTTGAATTTCCGTGTTCATACGGACCTGTCCATGGAACCTGGTGCCTCTGCAGAAAGTGGTGGCTCGGATACCAGACCCCGCCTCGTGAGAAGTAACGATGCCTTTGAGGATCTTTTTATCAACCCTTGAGAGCATCCACGACGCGGTTTGCCAGCAGGCCTTCAGGTGCATGTGGTTGGAAATATCCAACCATGACCCTATGCCCTCGGCGGTCGGCTTCGGTAGCAGATCAGAGATGTACACAGGTGTGACATCGTGGCCGCAGTACGCGTCCATCCCGCAACTTTCGCGGAACTGACCTTTCCAGTGCGTCTTAGACGCATTGACCTTCAGGCCTAGTGCCTGTAGGGCTACCGCAAGTGTTGGCACATTCGAGGACGGTAGTACTATGTCGTCCCCGAAGACCCTAACTTTCTTCGCGCTTCGGAGTACACTTCGCAGTGTAACCTGCAGCTCCCTGTTGTGTATCTTTGAGGGTTTATAGCCCTCATCGTACAGGATTGCCGCTATGGCGATTCCTGCATACACAATAGTTTGCACGGGGAAAGTTACCGCACTACCTTGAGCTGCAAACTTCTTAAGTCGCAGCGACAGGTCCGCATGTGTATCGGTCGCGTCTACGACGACGCGGGTCCGTGTAGCATGCAAAGCTTGCAAAAGTGACTGATTCGAGCGGAAAGCTCTTTCAACCACCCAGCAGCTCAGGCGATCGGACGCAGAGGACAAGTCCACTGTCGCCCTTTCACCAGTACGTGAGGCTTCTAAGGCAGCGTCCCGCGAGGGTTGCTGGTCTGTGAAGTCCACGCAAGTGCGTAAAGCCTCAGGCAAGTTTTGCCTGATCCACGCCATCAGCCCCTGTTGAAGGAACTGGTGGGCAGTGGGTTCGGACGCAATGAGTCTCGGACCCTTGAAGGTCTTCGGCACAGCAAGTAGCTTAGCCGGAGGTTCCTTCTCGGAAACTACGCCATCAAAGTCGGCGTAGAAGAGATACTCGTTGGCACAAGCAAATTGAGGAGACGGAAACAGTCCCCCAAGCTTGGTTGGCCAGTGCGGGAAGCTATACTTATCGCCTCCCGTACGCACGTCCGAAACAGCTCCCGGGCCATGTCTCGGCACCACTCCTGAGTGGAGCAGCTGAACACCGGGGACAAGACGTCCGAAGACCAGGTCGAGTATCCTCCAGTAGTCTCGATGTAATCCATAGGCGGATAAATCTCCGTCATAGGATCGATCGAAGGAGGAATCACCTGCAATCCAAACATCATGGTCCCAAGTACCACAAGGAGAGCGCATGCTCTCCTCAATAGCAATGTAGTCTTTGACTGCATTACTGACCCCCTCCTTTGGGCATTCAAAGTTTGCCTTCTTATATAGGAGCAGAAGCTGTCGCGTTGCCGCGACAACTTCAACGGGTGTGGTAGCATCTAGGGTGCCGAAACCATCGAAGGTATGCTGGAGTAAGGACCTAAAGATCCACGAATCGTCGAAAGACGAGACGTCCAGCTTACCAAAAGCTACAGGGATTTTCTGGAGATCCAGATAGCCCCTGCTAAGGGCATTATCGTAAACAGCCCCTAGTGCCGGGAGATCGAGAAGCAGGATCTGCTTCCAACCTCGCGTCACAGCTCTCTTTTCTACCTCGCGGTAGAATCGGTCGATGGTGCAATCCAAGCCTTGATCCCACTTTCTCACATCTTCGATAACGTGAGCGAGTGGCTCGAGCGCCTGGATGCTGGTTATGTCAGCCATTTGAGGCTCCGTGTTTGGAGGCTCGGCTTGATACTCCTAGGCCATCTAGATGACGACCATACCCCCTGCTTAACTCATCCGCCCAATCACTTGGGTGAGGAAAGCGTCAGACAGGAGACCCACAAGTGCCTTCGACGCACGAAGTGCGTCCGTCGCGTTCTGAGCGCCATCGAAAGTCTTGATGACGACCCAGGGTGACACACTCTTCTGATACACGTTGTTCGCGTCGAAGTATTCGACGGTCAGCTTGACGAGATGACTCTCGCCTACCCCTCCTTGCGGGGGGATCGTGTGTTTGACATCGAGTGTGAACTTACCAGCGGAAGATTCCGCAAAGTAAGTCGACGTAAAGTTCTGTTCCCGAATCTTATTCAGGGTGACAGCAACGGCATTGTAGGTGATGGACAGAGTATCGGCCAGCATCGAGGTTTTCCTTCTTGAGTCACCGCACTATGCGGCGACGGGGGTTGCACGTCCTTAGACGTTCTGGCCAGGCCCCTTATGGGGCCTGGGTCGGCTCTAGACTTTGACATCTAGTAGGCTCCAGAAACTTCTGGAGGGGTCGCTAGACCCGGCATCACAGCCGGAGCTGGCGTAGCTTACGAGACGTCACTAACGAAGTCAGGATGGGTAACCGGTCAGTAACCGGATTTATTGCCCAGGTGATTCGCGCGTGCGGGTCACTTCTGACATATCGAGCTCTAGTCTTACGACTAAAAGAGCCCGGTGTGTAGGATCCGGAAGCACTCGCAGAGGTTGTTACCCCTTGCGAGTCAATGGTCTCATCTGCTCTTTCCATAAAGCAGATTGTGGCAGGTTTAAACTTGCCAATGCCTTCGGTTGCTTCGAGATACGAACTAACGTTCACGAAGTAGTCTATGGCAAAAGACCAAGGGACGGCGTTCCACAGCATCGAGGCCGGTTGGTTTAACCCAAGCGCCCTTTTGTACTGCTCGAACGCGCCGTTCAGAGGGAAGGTCGGGACGTCGCTTTGCGGCTCCCAGATGGCACACCACCACACTTTTCTTGTGTGGCGAATGTAGCACCAACTCTCCGAAACGCCTACCGCGCCGGTACTAGTACCGTAGCGGCTGATGCCGTCTTCGTCCAGGATGGTACCGTATCTACGCTTCGAGTTCATCATCCGATGAAATCGTCGCTGTTGCTCTTCGATCTCAAACGCCAAGTTAATGAGCGTCCCAAGATCTTGGAGAAGCGGTGCCCACCCAAATTGCCAAGCCAAATGTGCACCAGGAAGGTCGCTTAGGCGACTTCCCCCTTGGAGCACTCGGCCCAGATCCCGCAGCATCTTAGGGAATTCCCTAAGCTCCCACAGGAAAAGAGGCAACTGGATAACAGGCTTATTAGGATTGATCACGGCGAGAGCCGAGTTCACCCAAGCCTGTTGAAGACCACTAGTGACCGGACTGAATAGCGTATTGGATGTGAATCCCATACGACAAATCCAGTTAGTGTAATGATACCTCTGTGAAGAGACACCATTCCACCGTCCCGGCGCCCAGTGAGTGCGCACACTCAGGAACTCGTTGTTCCGAGTATACGGCGGACCAGGAGAGTTATAGGTCTCCAACCAGTCATAGCTAGTAGATAAGCTGGCCTGATTGGAAGTTGACCCAAGACGACTATCAAACATTGTCCCACCAGCGAATTGCTTCTGTGGGCCTGTCTGGGTCGTCGTCATCTTAGCCTCTCCTTCTCGAGTTTTACCCTCGGTAAAATACTAAGGGTAAAAGAGGGTAGTTGGGAACCCTTAAGATCCCAACGGTGGGCCGCAAGGC